CCGGAAGAGCCATATCCAAGTGCCGTTGCTCCCTTCTTAATGTGTCCTAGAACACCTTCGTCAGGAAGCATATTCTTAATCGGTGAGATATACTTCTTAGAATGCTCGTAGATATCCTTACCACGGTGGTAGAGCTGCTTCGCCTTGCTAAAAGCAGAGCCAAGGTTGTCAAGGAAACCATGGCCCACAAGGCGACGCATACTCTCCGTATTTCCGGCAGGGGGAGCAGAGATGATGTCGGCTTCAGACAGCACGGACTTAACCACACGAGATGATCCAGACTGAGACTCAAAGAAACCACCATTCACCGTAACTACTACAATCTGGTACTGCGTTACGACAGCGGCCGTATTGTTTGTAACAGTCAAGTCAAACTGGAGTGTAAATGAACCCGCAAGTCCCGGGGCCTGTCCTGACTGAAGTGTGATATCCTTGCCAGGCTTCAGCACAAGGAAACCACCAACCGTGCTTACATTTCCACCCGTACGGCCAATCTTCGCAGAACCAATCCACTCAGCATAATCCATATCTAACCCATTGTGTACGGCCATCTGATATAGGGAAGGCTGCTGGTGACTGCTCAATAATCCTGCAAAATTGTCAAAATTTAAACTTATTCTTGACGGGGGAAACATCCAATCAGCTTCCGTCGTGTTTGCATAGGACGGGGGGCGGCAATAGATGAGTAGCATGTCAGGGATCTGCGGTAGTACAATTGTCTGACTGGAAAGACGCTCGGTAGCACCTGCTGCCGTATTTAAACCCGAAAAATTCGTAATGTACCTGGGAAATTCAAGGTACTCAACGACGCTTTTCGGCGGCAATGGCAAATCTAAACTGGGGGTTAAAAATTGAAACAAGCACTGCGAACCTAGGAAGTTCGGGCCATTGTAAGAAACAGAGTTGATGGTGCGACCGTTCTGCGTCGTGGAACGAAGCACACGAGCAGGAGACTGTAAGTTCATTACAAGCTGGATTGAGTTAATGCCAAATAGACCCGTCTCCCACTGGGCGGAGTTAGCAAAAATGAAAGGCGACAGCACTAGTTTCTCTGTAGAAGTAAACTGTATGAAGATAGAGTAGCCCTTTGCGTCGTTCGTCGCATCACGCACGGGAATACCATTCGCAAATGTGATCGTCTGTGATGTACCGTCGGGAGCGGTCGTTGTGTAAGTTCCATTACCAACAAGAACACCACCGGCAGGATTCGTGAAAAACACCAGCGGGTAAGCACCGTTAGGCACAAATGCGGGCTGCTGACTGTCCGCCCAGCCGTTCAGGGGATTATTCAAAGCACCATAAGCGGAGTTATAGGACTGGTAAGTGTCATCCATTGTCGGGCAGGTACGAGACTTCTTGTTCTCGGCATAAGAAGTCAGACGAAGAACCTGTTTGAGAACATCTGATGTATTCATGGTTACTGTCGTGTCGTTTATGCTACTAGTCATAGTTCCCACAAGAGAATGGAGCGGAAAGTTAGTTAAGGCACAGTCCTGCCCGAAGGTCAGCACGGGCTGATTGACCGTTAGGGGGACGGTAATGGGGGCAACACTGACGGCAAGGGGGCAAGTGGAAGTCCAATCAACAGCTCTATCAATAAAAATATTTTGACTTGGAATGTTTATGTTATAAGTGTGCTGTGTAGTTGTCTGTGAAATCGCCTGGAAAGGCACAGCCGTTAGGGACAACGCTCCCTTATTCACGGCATAAGCCGGGCTATGCTGAACAATGCGATCATCAAATACGCTCTCCTTGGCAATGTCTGACGTAGCCATTCTATAAATTAGACAAATATAAAAAAAATCCTTAAAATGATACACCGGGTATTAAACTGTCTTATTGTTCCAGTCCTTTTTGCGGAACATGAGTTTCAGGGATACGCTGGAGAGATTAAACATCTGAAGGGGATAGAGTTTACCATCAAGTCGGTTCTTCCACCAGACAGCAATATCTACCTGCCGAATTTCGTTCTGTCCGTTTTGGAATGCCGTAATGCGGTATTCGGCTTGGGGGGTATAGTTAATGAATCCACGCCAATCGGAAGCACTTGTTAAGGCAAGGGCCACATCTGTTATAATAGGGTTGAAGGCGGAAGGAGTTGTTCTTGCGGTTATGTTGCTGTTTCCATATTGAACCGGGACAGTCTGTTGCTCGTTAGCTACCGGGAGGAGTGTCGTTGTGAATACAATGCTAGAAACCGGGGACCAGAGTGTACTGGTACTTTCATAATCCTGCGTCATTACCACATAGGTCGGGGTTGTTGTTGAAAGTACATTTTGCCCCAAATAGTTGTAGACTAAGAGTTCATTCGCAAGACCGGAGAATACAGTATTTGAAGAAGTTGTAATACCCTTACTGCCCCATCCGCCTGAAATCTGTCCAGATAGTCCCTTTGGCTGTGGGATTGTAACCCAGAAACGATTAGCAAAGTTAGTAAATAGACCATACATATTGGGATTGAAAAAGAGCTGATAGAATTGTGTTGCCGATCCGGAGTTAATAGGATTGCCAAGACTATCCATACCATACGCCGTGCTATCGTAATAGATACTGAAGAGATTGGTTGTAGGATTGTAGAACATCTTTGGGGCAACTGCTGTTAATGTAGGAGCAGGGGCAACTCTTCCCCAGCCGCCACTATACTGAACTCCATTTACCGTAATAGGGGTACCTACCGGGGCTACCCATAGTGTATTGAAGGCCGTCTGAAGAGCTGTATTTGCCGTCGCAAAGGTGTTATTTACCAACTGAACCCACCATGTGTAAGTATAGACCCAGTAGTAGCGAGTGCTAACATCTTGATCGGCAATACCACCATACGGCACAAAGTTCCACCATATACTTATACCCGTACTTGTTGATGGGGGCGTGTTATTAAGATTACCATTACGAGTAGAGACCCACTGATTCCCAAGATAGCCTACCTGATCGTTCTGTACGTAAGGTGTGGTAGCCGACCAAGCGGGGGCGTTCGGATAAGGCGGAACTATGGGAACAGGGGCAAGTATATTATTTTGTGTCTCTGGGATAAACTTTACAAATGTCTCGGGACTATATACAGAAATCGTCGTAGGCGTTCCAGCACCATTGTTATATGTTAGATTAGCACAGATAGTTGTAGAATAAGCCGTTAGATTAACATTAGGTGATACGCCATCATTTCCAAGATTGTTACCATTTGTTAATATAGTCGGGATAAACAACGGAAGATCTTTACCGGCACCATTCATTGTAAAACGAACAATAGAGAAATTATACAAGCTGCTATCTTTTAGGATTGGTGTATCTCTGTTTTCATTGAATCGGATCTGTGGGTCACTCAACTGACTATAATTCGCATAACCCGTATTATTATTGATAATATCAGCATTCAAGTAGATGATATCGGGGGACTGGTCATCTTTCATCTGTTGCTGATAAGATACTGAAGTGTCATACCGGGCAGCCATTCTATATGAATAGGCTACTTTTTTATTATGTCAAATGTTAATGCGGACACAAAATCATCGGGCTTCAATCCGGAGTTCATCACCATATTGTAGAACTGACGAAGAGTTTTCTTTCTATGTAATAATCTCGTCACAACCCATCGCCCACATGTGTTTACATTCTGTTTATCTTCTTGGAATTCATAGGTATTAAAATATACTTTCATGTTAGACTTGCGAAGTAAGCGTGTTAAATGGGGTTTTTCTTCATCAAGTTGTCGTAATTTCTCTTTAGAAAGCCATTTACGGTCAGCGTCGGGGGCAGAGCCGTAAGGATCAAAATATTCAATCATATTAGCATTACGAATTAGACCCGTCCAGTGTCCTGTTTGGTCGTTCTCTGTTAAAAACAAAAGCACACTACGACCATGAGCATCAAAAATCTCTTCTATGTCTTCCATATCTTGGAGTTCTGGATATGTCATAATGACTGTCTTACCTAGTATCGCTTCTATATCGGCATCTGATAAGGGGTATGCCTTAATCTGATTGAAGTCCATTCTATTGCTTATATGTGATTTATTTTAAAAAGAAAACTATCCATTAGTAAGATGAATATTTTTGAAGAGAAGACGTACCCGTTAAATTATAATACAGACACTTTACGTATTATAAATACGATTTCATATAAAGAAGGTAATGTAAAAATACTAGGATCAAGCGGTGTTAGGTCACAACAGTACGCAGGAGATTTTGACTTATTTGAAACTGTGAAAATCAAACATGTAGATGACTTTGTTAAACGCTTTCAAGCAATAGTGAAGAATGTATCCAAAATAGAAGATTCCTATGTTGGTGATATTAAGTGTGGGGAAGTTCCTGAATGGAAGGTATACCCCGAGAATGCTAAAACACAACTCCCAGAACTATACAACAATGGTATTATATCTATTGACGAACTCAAAGAAGTAGAGAAAGTTTTAAATGACCCATTGACTACTAAAAAAATAGTAAAATTTGATGTAGTCCGTTGGAAGCCTTCCGACGTTGAAGCTGGTTATGTCATACTCCGCGATGGTCGCAAGATGACTTTAGCCGAAGCGGTACTATCTGGCGGTCTTATTAAAATGGATGTTATCACTTGGATTGGTTGGCGATATGTGGAGTTTAGTATTATCTATGATGTCTTTATTGCTGGTAAACGCTCTAACAAAGTAAAAATAGATTTTGTTGATTCATTGAAAGAAGATTTAAATTACTATAAAGAGATCAATCCAT